CACCCTGGAATGCCTCGCCCCAGGCAGCAGCGTCAGCGTAGGACGTGCGGGGGAAGAGTGCGAAGTCCTTGACCAGGCTCTGGTCAGCATTGGTGCCAGCGGCGCCGAGGGAGACCACGGCGAACTTGACCTGTGCGGTGCCAACGCCAGCGGTGCCAGCCTCGATGAGGGAGGTGACGGCTGGGTCGAACTGCAGGAAGCGACCGTCGGAGCCAGTCGCGAAGGCGAACTTGGTGGCTGCGAAGGCGCCGGAACCACCGAAGGCGCCGGAGGCGACCAGGGTGATGTTGACGGCGTCGTGAACGCGGCTGTAGCCGGCGCCAGCGAGGTCGTACATACCACCGGTGGCGAGAGATCCGGAGCGGACGCCCTTGCCAACTGGGTTGTTGTAGATGGACTGGCCAGCGGTGTAGGTGGACTGGGTGGAGCCGGGGGTGCCGTCGATGCCGGAGGAACCGCCACGGTCATTGCCGTAGGTGTAATCCAGGTAGAAGAGCAGGCCGGATGGGAGGCTCATTGGCTGGATCGAGACGAGCTCGTTAGCCACGAGACCGCCGAACACGCGACGGACGATGGGGAAGGCGATGTTGGAGAAGCCGCGGATGTCGCCAGAGCCGACACCGGAGCCGCCGCCGGTGCTCAGGGAGTTGGACTCGCGGAGCAGCTGGGAGGTCTGGTTCTCGAGGAGACGAGACATGTTCTCACGGGTAACACCGTCGAGACCACGGAGGAGACCGGTGCGGTTCCACTTCTCGACGAGGCGGCTGTTCTCGGCCGACACATCGCGGCCGCGGATGCCCTCAGCAAGCTGCTCGAGGGTAAAAGACTTAGACATTTGAAAACTCCAATTGATTTAAAAGTGAATTATCGACTGTGGATCAGTCGCGGGTCCTGATGCCAGCGAGGACTGCCCAGCGATCCGCCTCGACAGATTCATTCAGGGTGCTGCCTGACTTTGTCGATCTGGAGGATGAGCCGAGGGTTCTTGCCTCGTTGATCGAACCGGACTTCGTCTTGACAGACTCGGTGAGGCTCGTGTACAGTAACTTCGCTTCCCTTACCGTCTTGGCGGCGTCGAGAGACTCGACGATGGCCCGCTGCTGACGGGGAGTGAGATCGCGGTTCTGCATAAGCTTATTGACATAGAGAAGCTTAGCATTGAACAGGTTGGTCTCCTCCAGCTGGGTCCGCAGGTCAGCGATGACGGACTCAGCCTCTTTGAGCTGGCCTGCGAGAGTCCGATTCTTGCGGCTCTCCTCCATGCGGGCCATCTTCTCATGCTTGGCGGCCTTGGTGGCCTTCTTTGCAACGTCGAGGGCCTTGGAGGCAACCTTGGCCTCGTTGGACTCCTCAGAATCTTCATCATCGGCGTCGACGCCCTCAGTGGTGACCTCACCATCGAGCCAAGGATCGTCCTTGTCCTTGCCGCCGCCGAACTGGTCTGCCATGGGGTCGTCGATGCCCTTCTTGCCCTCGCGCAGGGAGCGGAGGCGGCGGAGCTCACGGCGAAGCATGGACTCGTCCACCTGGAAGTGAACCTCATCCATCTCCTCCTCGTCACCCTCGTACATGCCCTCGTCGGCATCATCGTCGGCAGCCTCGTAGACATCCTCGTCCATATCGTCGCCCTCAGCAACAGCCGGTGCGGATGGAGCTGGTGGAGCTGGTGCGACTGGTGCGGCATCGGCATCCATGGGTGCGGCCATGTCGTCGTCCTGGCCCTCGTCAAACTCAACGCCGAAGGAGAGGCCCTTGAGCTTCTCCTTGAAATCCATGTCGTCAAGTCCCTGGAGGTCTGTGGCGTCGAACACAATCTTCGCCTCGTTGGCAGTCCGACGTGATCCCTGCATCTCCTCGATCAGGCGACGGAACTTCGCGCTGTTAGACATTTTTCTCATCTCCTTAATAGCTTTATTGAACTTTGTGCGGTCAGAGCCGCTTCCATTACTAGATAGGATGTGACCGCGCAGCCTATTGGCATCCTTGACCAAAATAGTGTAAGCTGCGTAAAAATTTGCTGACTCAGAGAGCTTAAGGGTGGTAAGCAGTCCTCTCAGGGCCACGGCACCCTCGTAAAGATCACCGGCTGTTGGCGTTGACTCGCTCTCTCCGAGGATCATGTCCGCGAGAGCCTCAAGCCCCTCTCTGCTCAGCACAATGTCCTCATCCTCACCCTCATCGGCACCAGACTTCGGCTGCTCCTCGACAGCCACGGTCATCTTGACCTCTGTGCCACCGGGTGTGGTGGTTGAGATCGTGTGCTTCATCTCCTCAGAAGAGGAATGCGTGGAGACTGGCGCTGGGGTAGGTGCAGGTGGAATTGGCGCAGGTGCCGTCGCACTTGCTGGAGCTGGCATTGACGCGGGTGCATCAAATGCTGTCTCATCGTCCATCTGGTCTGGAAGGGGCTCAAGATCGAGGTTTGGATCCATTGCATCTGAAGCATCAGCATCCTCCTCGGATAAAAGTTGACTCTCAATGAGCTGTCTTATCCTAGGGGTGATTGCCTCAACGATCTTGTTCTTGGCATTGCGCTCCGCCATCTCCTTAAGAGCCTTGGCATCAGCGATTGCCTCCTGATATAAACTTGGCATGTGGTTCGACATTAGTCAGTTTCCCATATCCTTGCAAAAGATAACTATTACGCTTCTTGCTCTTTTTCGTGCTCTTGTTGATAATGAATCGCACGAATTAATCGACGTAGCTTTTCAATGGCCCTGTCGTCACCAGAAGGAATGTCCTGAAGTGTGTAAGCGTGTGCGGCGGAGCCAGCATCTCTAAACGGTGGGCCGCTGGAATACCCCACTTTTGAGCCTGCAAGAGAGATCCTTGCAGGTGCTGGCCTAATAGCAGGACCAGCAGGACCCTGCCCAAGCACAGCCTCCTTATTCTTGTAGAGGTCAGGCATTGGAGAAATGCTCCTGCCGGTCGTCTGCTCCTGCATTTTTCCAATATTTGTGGCCGCACCTGCATAATAAAACCTATCGGCGCCGCGAATCCTGTATGAGTCCCAAGGTATGTGCCCAATTCCAGCCTTCTGCGCGATGTGCTGAGTCGTAAGAAGATCATCATCTTCTTCCTCGCACCCGCAGTCACAGCCTTCATCATCGCCGTAGTCCTTAACAGGCTCCTTGTAGGGAAAAGTTGATTGTGACATTCGCGGCGAGAAACGACGCCCGTCTGTCCCATAGCCGAGATCAGATCGGGCGTCGTAGTTTGGATTATTCGCCTCACGAAGGCGACGCATAGTCAGCTCAAACCGACGACGCGCCTGGATTGAGCGCGTGTGCGGCAGACTGCCCCTTGTTGGCAACAGGCCCTGTTTCAACAACAGACGTCTGGCTTAGAACGGTGCTTGACTCGCTTGGGTTCACAATTCCAACCCCAGAACCCCAATTATCATTGGGAGTAATTCCAGATACGACAGCAGGATCCATCTCAGGCTGTGTTGATGGGTCCGCAGGATCTGCGGCGCTGGCTAGATTTGGGAAGAATGGCGATGCAGGCAGGCCACCACCGCCTGTCTGAACCTCATTGAGATCTGGTGCACCGACAAAGTCACGACTGACTGCAACACCCTCTGAGTATCCATTTCCTCCCTCGACGGTCCCATCAAGCAGCAGTCTCTGGGCAAGCATCCTGAGCTGCTCGGCGGACACGCTGGCGTCTGTTCCAGGATAAATTGGTGATCCTGGGAATAGGGAACGAAGAGCATTGGTATCAGAGTTAGAGAGAGAATAGCCCGACCCAACGCCATCTGGCGCAGGACCTGGTGTGATTGTCGTCCTTGCTGTCGTGTTGGCGACTATGGTTGGATACTTACCTGGCATTTTGTCGGCCTCCCCTTTTAATCAATTAAAGCTTACGAAGAATCTTGCTGCGGAGGCGCTGGGAGGCCTCGTTAATCTTAGAGAGACGCTGTGCGAGGCGCTCGGCCTCCTCACGAAGACCCTTATAGTGGTCAATCTCCTTGGCAAGAGAGTGTGCGAGGTCATCAGCTGCGACCTCTTCGGTCTCCTTGGCGACCTTTGCTGTCTGAACAGGCTTTCCTGAAAGACGGGCCTTCTCCTCCAGGACGATCTGGCGGAGGATGCTTGGCGTAAGCTTAACTACTTTTGACATTCGGCACTCCTATATGGTGGCTCTTTAGTAAATATAAGAGCGATTCAAAATGTCAAGACTTTTTTGCAGGCGCAAAGGCAAGATCTGCCCAATTAGATGCACCTTCAAAGAGATCCATCGGATCAGCATTCACGATGGGTCCTGCATGTGCCGCACCTGGTGCTGTGTCGGCTGACACCTGTGTGGGCAGCGTGTTTCTGATTGTGTCCTCAAAAATTCCTTGCATAATGTCACGCTGCTTTGGATCGAACCCAGAAGCTACTGAGGCTGCAAGTTGCGTGACATGCTGTGTGTTATCGCGTCGACCCTGCGCCATATCGGCGACACGCGCAGCACCAGAGGTGAATGCAGTGGAGTCAAGGTGATTGCGACGCGGAGACAGGGTGCGCTGTCGTGCTCTAGCGGTGCCCTCTTTAATCGGTGACCTGCTGTTACCTGAATCCAACCCCTCGAGCAGGATCTCCATCAGGCACTCTTTAACGATATCTTTCAGTTGATCTCTGTTCATCTCGGTTCCAGATTGGTAATCTTAATTTCGTTGAGTGCGGACGTTTATTTGGTTTTCTTCCAGCCCAAGATGTTGTTGAAGGCTCGATCTATCCTGTCTGACTTGTTAAAATGACGCATGATCTCATGGCGAGGAACCTCACGTGCCTCCTTCATCATGAAGGCTCCAGGCGTGGAAGGCTCAGAGACAAAGTCCCAGCATATAAGCTGAAAATCATCCTGAACGACCTGGTGGTCTCCCTGCTTTTTTGTAGAACCAACGCCTCTCGAGGAGATTCCAAGAGTCACGCCTGACTCGACAAGGCTCTGCAGGATCTTGCCGCTTGGGGTATCAAGCAGCTCGACTGTGCCATACACAACAGTCCCCTCCATGTAAGCCTCACGAATGATATGACTCACATTCTTGAGCTCGACGACTGAGGAGTCGGGGTGGTCACACTCGCCAAGAGCGCGATTCTCACGAATGAACTTCTGGTAGTTCCTGACCTCACGTTCGAGGATATCGCGTGGATAAACCCTGCCATTCTGGTTGAGGGTATCAGACTTCTGAAGTATTCCCTTCATGATAATCTTTCCGCCGTTCTGTTCTCTGTTCTCGCGGAGAGACTTGGGATCATATGGAAACGGCGACCACTCAGTGAGGAGCAGCAAATTGGAATTATTCATCTTTCGCCTCCAGCTCCTGCTGGAGCTGAGCCAGCTGCATAAACTTTACGATCTTTTCATCGTTCAGTGAGTCGGTCTCCAGGAGGACGACCTGTCGTGCGACATCATCAATCTTCTCAAGCAGCACATCACTTCGAGTGCTCTCTTTCAGGCGCTTAAGGCCGAGAAGAGTGCGATTCTTGATTCTCTCAAGCATGTCAGTATTAACTTCACCAGAAATGAAATCTTTCAGAAGTAAGGCCTGGGTCTCTGTGAGACGATTACCCCATTTCTTCTCAAACTTGTCGTGCATCACTCGCACTGTAAGTGATGAGACATCGTGATCAATCATCTCCTCGAGTTGCTCTGACTGTGCCTTTTCCTCAAGGAGTCGATCCATGAGCTTCTGCTCGTACATTGAGACTCGCTCAAGCGACGCATCATCATCTTTGCGCCAATCATTTATTAATGTCTGAACAGTTGCAAAGAGCCTGTAATCCTTAATCGGCTGATTAAAGAAGTTGGTATCGTCAAGGGTGTGATTTATCTCTTTAATGAGCCGGGACTTCTCAAGCTCCAGCTGCCTGCTAGAGAGGAATTGAGAGCCTCGCTTTGCCTCACCAAGAATCCTGATTGCGAGCTGGTCAGATTTTACCGTGGTATTAACCAAAGCCTGAAACAGTCGAAACTCCTTGTAGAGCTCGGTGCCCGGCTTGAAGTGCCGCTTGATTATTGCAGCGCAAGCCGCAGATGCATCCCTGTCGCCTTCAACCATGGCACTTGCTGCTTTCTGCAACAGCTGTTCATAGATGATACCGACGTTACGCTTCTTGTTGTGCTGACTACTCATCCTCACCACTCGACTCATTTGTGATAACTATCTCTTCATTTAGAACAGTGGGAGACGTCTTGCCGAATTTATTGCGCATGCTGCCGAGAGAGCTCTCCATCTCAGCGGTCATTTTTGGCTTTGCAAACGATGGTTGGCCATAAATCTTCTCAATGAGACTAAATTGCCTATCATTTCCTTCGGAAAAATCAGTGTCAAACAGCCTGTCCTGATCAACGGGATCATTCATGGAGTCCTGATGCCTGTGATTATTTACCATGCCGCTTAGATTTGGCATGTCAGCTCGGGAGGCTGCGGTTGACCTATCCCTCTTTTTCTTGATATCACTGCCAAAGACGCCTTTAATTCGCTCCTCTGCACGAAGTGGAAGATCTTCATCTTCTATCGACAAGATTGGCACTGGTTCTGCACCTGCCATAACAAGTTCACCCTCTGGTTCAAATCCGGCTGTAAGCGCCCCACCGGCCGCACCCGCGGCACCTTCGTCGCCTTCAACCTTGTCCTTGGCAAGACCGACCTTGATCTCCTCGATCTCATCGTCGGTGAATCCCATGATGTTCTTGCGGACCCAACGACGATCGACCAAGCCCTCAGGCGCCTTGCCGGCGATGTCAAAGCGCGTGCTGATGAGCTCAAGCTTCTGCTGCTGAGCGATTGATGACGGATTCGACAACTTGAGCGTGAAATTTAGAAGCTCCTCACCCTCGTAACCGTGAGCATAAAGGTGAATCATCGCGATCTTGTTAAGCTCAGATATGACGACCTTCTGAATCCTTGAAATAGTCCTGGAAAAACGAATGTCTTCCTGGGCCAAGGTGGCTTTGGCTCCAATGTCCTCGTCGTAGCCAAGATACGCTTTAGGAATCTTGAGAGCAGCGAAGAGCTTCTTCTGGATGTACTGCACGTCCTCGATCGCGGCGGCGTTGGTGCCACCTGCGAGCGAATCGATCTTGGTCCCCGTCTCACCGCCGCGGACCGGGATGAAGTAATCCTCGTCAACGGCGAGCGGGTTGTAACGCAGGTCCATCTTGCCGCTTGCCTTGTCGACGAGCCGATTACGCTTCAGGCTCGTCTGGGCCTGCTCCATGTAATTGGAGATCTCTTCGGGCGGTACGTTACCGACGTCGATGTAGAAGACGCGGCGTTCAGGAGCACGAACAATTCGATAGACCAGCATCGCGTCCTCCATCAGGATCAGCTGACGCCAGATACGACGTGCTGACTCAAGGACTGATGATCCGTAAGGAAGGAATGCGTCGTTGCCAAGCAGCCTGAAGTGGGAGATCTGCCAGTTCTCAAGCACCTGGTTTCCGCGAGTGATCCAGCGGAAGCGAACTGCCATGGGATCCTTGGGATCATAGCCCTCCTCACGCTCCATCTCAGAAATGGGAATTGGATACGCATTGATGATGCCGTAATTTGGATGGACATCATTGAAGAGGAAGAAGTCACCGTACTTGCAGAGATTCCTGATCCACATGGGAAGGTTGAACTCTATGTTGAGAGTGTCGATGAAGAGAGTCTCTAGGAGCTCCTTCACGCGACGGTTCTCAGAGTGAATGTGCAGGATTCTTCCCTTCTCGTCCTGTGATGCAGTCTCCTCAGCGTAGATGTCAAGAGCAGAGGCAAGCTCAGGAGTTGCCTCCATCTCAGAGAAGTCTGAGTATCTTGACATCCTGTCAAAGGCACCGTACGCCGACACCGTGCTTGAGTAGATGTCAGACTGGTTCTTTCTGAACATCTCATATGCTGAGGATGCCGTGGGCTGGGAGACATTCTTCACCTTTCGGCGGACTGCGGGCCCTGACCTAAAAAGCTGAGTCAGTCTCTGGAAGAGATTTCTTTCATTATTTGCCATGTTCTTAATTCTACGTTCTATTGGTTCAATTTAAATCTATCGCTTTATAAGCCATCCAAACTGCGAATAAACCGACATCGGATTTTGAATTCCTAATCCCGGTATTGCATCAGAAGCTATAGGCATAAATGGGTTTGAAGGATGAAAATTAGGTCTTGATGGAGCTTCTACCTTATTTACGGCGAACGCGGCAAGCATGCTGCTGTTGACAACCTCAGAGTGATGTGAGTATTCACTTGAGGTGTCAAACAGCCACACTCCAATCGCAAGTGACATAACAAGGTCATCATTGTAGCCCTTCATTGCCTTAGGTGTAGATCCCATCCATGAGAAAGTTTTAAGCTCCTCGAACAGCCTTGATGATCTGATCTTGATCTGTTTATTTCTAATCACTTCCTCAAGCTTTGTAAGAATCTTTGTCCTATTGCCAGGGCCTGTAGTAAATCCAATCTGCGCAATCTCTTCAGAGCCCGCAAGACCGCTCATATACTTAAACTTCTTATCGCGGTAGTAGAGGTTAGGATAGCCTAACTCCTTGAGCTTCATGCAGACGGCGTACCCATAAGAGTTATTCTCAGGACACAGAAGTGCCTTATTGTACCGCATGCCAGCCTCATTCAAGAGAACGGCAAACTGGTCTGGTGGGATCTTTCCCTTAAACTCACACACCTGCTCCGAGGAGTTGGTGTCAATGACATGAAAGGCTGAGTAGTCAGCGCCGTCACCTCTGGCAACATCGGCTGAGATGATGTACTTGTGTTCAGTGAGTGCATATTTCCAAACCCAAACGCCCATCTCAGGTCCCCAACGCTCAATAGGAGTCTGGGTCTGCATCATGATGCTTTCTAGTTCATTGGCACCCAGGAATGTCTCACCCGAGGCTGCGAAGTCACAGAGGAGTTCCTGTGCGACCTGCTTACGGGTCATATTCTTGGATTCATTCTCAAACCACAGCTCATCTCGCTCAGGATGAACGTCCCACATAAGCTTAATGGGATTAAACTCATTGAGACCGGCCTCTGCCTCTGAGTAGAGTTTGTGGTACTGGCCGCCGACACCGTTGGGTGTTGAGAGGACGATGGCACGACCACCAGTTGACAGCGTAGGATAAAGACCGGTCCACAGCTCCTCAAAGTTTCCAATGAAAGCAGCCTCATCAACGATTAGCAGGGTCAGTGCCTCTGAACGACCGGCATCATCAGAAGTGGGGATCGCCTTGATAGAAGAGCCGTTGCTAAACTCAACTGTCTGCTTCGTATCTGACCTAACCTGCGGCATAACAAGCCACGTAGGCAGATTCTGCAACATCACCTTCACCTTCTTGATGAAGTTCTGCGCAACCGCCAACTTTGTAGCGATGATGAGAATTGCCTTGTCTTTATAGAAGAGGGCAAGCCAGAGAGCATAAGCTGCGGCGAGCGTCGATATGCCTAGCTGTCGTGACTTTAGAATGATATTGAATCTGTGGTCACTGAAATCATTCAGGCATCTATCCTGAAAGTTATAGGTCTCAAATGGAACAAGGCCCTTTGTCGGGTGCTGAATCTTTACGTACTTGTTTATGAAGTACGATGAGTTCTTTCCACAGGTGATAATCTCAGCAACCTGTTTGTCCTTTGAGAGGATTGCCACTTATCACGCCATCTGCAGGACGACTTGTCGCCTATAGTACGCAACCTTTCTTGGGGAGAGGTTCGTGGCTGCGATCAGCTCTATTGAATCCTTGTTGCTGATCTCCTTGACCTTAAGTGTTTTTCCTGTTATCTCTTTGAACTGCGACTTCATGTCTTTCACACACTTAGCAAGCTTCTCGACAGACTCATGTGAGACCATCTCGCT